TACAAATCTCAGCACCGTTGTACCATGACCGCACAGCACGTTGTACGTTGCGGATGGATGCTGCCAAGACTTGAGTATCGCGACGGTGGATGCGATAGATCTCAGAGATAGAACGAACAACCTCCAGACCTGCGACTGACTGATCATCCAGGCGTCCCACGAAGGGAGACACATAGGTAGCACCTGCCTTGGAAGCGAGAATCGCTTGAGCAGCGCTAAAGATCAGAGTCACGTTGGTTCGGATGTGACGCTTGGACAGTTCCTTACACACCATCAGACCATCCACATTACATGGGAGCTTGATGGTAGCGTTGGTCTTGTACTTGTCAGCAAGGCGGAAACCTTCGTTCAGCATCTCATCATAGTCACCAACAACCTCCATGGAGATGTCAGGGACCCCAAGTTCCACGAGTTCATCATAGACAGACTCGGGATGGTTACCTGCCTTGTAGACCAGGGTAGGGTTGGTAGTGACGCCATCAATCAAACCTGTGTCCCACAGGCGACGGATCGTTGGAAGATCCGCCGTATCAAGAAATATCTTCATTCGCCTTCAGCAAGTTTAGCAAAGTAGGAGAGAGCATCGTCTTCTTCTGCTGCGGGAGCAGGAGCACGAGCAGGGGCAGAAGGAGTGATGTCAGGACTGTTGAAGTTCGGTGTGAAACGACCTTCGCTCTCATCCTCCAGGTCCTCTTGTACCTCGTTAACAGGCTTGTTACGAAGCACGGTGTCCAGGCGAGTCTTCAGTTCAGCGTAAGTCTTGAACTGGTCATCAGCAGTGAACGATGCGAGACTGTACTCTTTCTTCCACACTGCTTCGAGATCGTTGTCATCCATATCACCCAGGGTGCTAGGAGAGTCGAACTCAGACTTGTCATAGTTCCAGTAACCTTCGACCTTGCGGATCTTGACCTTGAAGTCAGCACCCTTCCAGAGATCGAAAGGATTGATCGGCGTTTCGTCAGCGAAAGCAGGTTGCATCGCCTCAGTGATCTTGTCGAAGATCTTCTTACCGAACTTGTAGAGGAAGACGCGACCTTCGTTAGAAGGGTTAGCAGGATCCTTCACAACATAGATGTTGCTGTAGTAGGACAGCTTACGCTTCTGCTTACGTGCGATCTCTTTGTCAGAGTCAGCACCACTGTTCCACAGTTCGCGATTCAGTTCGGACACTGGATCTTTCTTGCCCAAAGTGGTCAAGGAGTTCTCGATATACCATCCACCAGGACCTTGGAAGGCATGACTCCACACTTGTGCCCAGGGCAGGTCTTCGCCCTCGGGGGCAGGCAGGAAGCGGATCACCGCATAACCATTACCTGCTTTATCAACCTCAGGTTTCCAAAGGCGCTCATCAGGACCGCGATTGGACTCCGTTTTGTTCAAAGACTCTGCCTTAGAGAGCAGGTCAGCAAAATTGGACTTCTTGAGGGATGAAAAAGACATTTGTATTCTCCGTATGTTTGTATTGTGGCTTGTGTGCTATCAAATGATAGCATGGTTATTTAGATTTTTCAAGGTCAGCGATCATTGTGCGAACCTGATCCTTGAGTCCATTATAAAACTGAGGATTGACGTCCTCAGGGTTCATGCCCAATAGAGACGCAGCGTCTCGAACTTGTTCCAGAAGCATTTTAGCATCTGGAGCATCAGAAAGGGTGACCCGCATGAACATGGTCTGCTGAACCTCAATCAGAGCGAACAGTTGCTCAAGTTGCTTGATCTTTTCATCGACCGTCAGGATGATACCCATACGGTTGATGTCAACGTACAACTCTTGCATCTTTTTGAGCTCTTCTTGAATGATGTCTGACTCAAAGAACTTCATAAGAATAACTGCTGTAGGACTTTCTTGTGCTTGGTTGTGTCCACTTCGAGGAGTGGCACGTATTTGCTGATCTTCTGTCGGCAGGTCTCCCAGACGGGATCGGTTGCCTTCACGTCTTTTACGAAGTCGAAGATCTTCTCCATGATGACGACTGACTCCAAGTTGATCTTCTTACCCAACCAGAGCTTAATCAGAGTTGGATGAGGTGATCCTCGGAAGAGACAATCAAAATCATCACATACCTCACGCATGACTTCAGCGTCACTGCGAAACATGTACGATAGTGATTGTATCCTTTTTTGGTACTCGATGTAGTTCCGTTCACCGTTAGCAGACATAGCACCGATCCACTCACAATTATCCGCTAGGAAATTGGAGAGATAGAACTGTGCTAGTTGCTTCTCATCATATTTACGAGACAACTTGACAAAGAAATACTTATCTTTGCGCTTATCGTATGTCTCGGGTTTCGCTTTGCTGTACGGACTCTTGAGGAAGTTGTAGGTTTTGGAACGGAAGTGATTCCTCATCGCAAGATACATTCTATATGCTTCCAGACCCTTCACAGCGACAAGAAACCTCGTGAACCTTTCTTGATAAAGTTGAGGCGTTGTGCCTCGTATTTCAGTTTCTCTTTGAGGGGCTTGTTGATAAGTTTACCAACATTCTCAATCTCGATGTTTTTTTCTTCGCAGAACATCACGATTGCCTCAATGTAGTTCAACTCGGAGTCTTTCACAATTTTCTCTACTTCTAGAGAAAACTTCGCCGCAGTCATAAAGTTTTCCTCAAGTACATCATTAATCTTACCAGTCCCCATGTACGCTCCTGTAATAATCAATGTACTCTTTCAGTTTGTGGACGTACTTGAGCTTATCTCTGATTACAAAAACCTGTGGTTCGCCAGTTTCAACAGCTATAATGGTAACTAACTTTTTGACTTTGAGTCCAGTTAGTTCCTGAAACATTATAGCATAGGCAACCTCTTGTGAAAAGTAGTCTTGAATCCACTCTTCACGTTTTGTCTTCGAGGAGGTCTTGAAGTCAATGATAGCAAGCTCTCCCTCATATTCACCAATACAGTCAACCCGTCCAGCGAGTTTGAGTGTCTTAGAATATAGGGGTGCTTCAAGTGCGTGTATATTATTTATCTTGTCCAGATAAGGTCTTATCTGACAAAACATCCCCATGGAGAGCACATCGTCTTTGTATTGTGAGATGGGGAGATTGCTAAGGTATTCCTCAGCAAGTTTGTGAGTCTTATTGCCACGAGTAGACGCACGCTTAGATACACGGTTTGCCTCTTCGGCACCGACTCTAGCTCGCCACTGAGCAATACTCTTCTTTTTCATCTCCCCAATAACAGTAGTAACGGAAGGCAACCTGATACCGTCTACCAGGTAAGTCCTTCCGCTTTTTGTTGTTTCTGCTGTCAGATCAACGAAGTTGTGTATGTCTAGGTGATTAAAGACCAAGGTTAATTTTACTAATCAGGTAGGATTTCACGAGTCCAGATCGAACGATGTCTTCGACACCAAATTCGACAGAAGTGAACTCATTCATGTTGTCAATGATTTTCATGAAATCCAGGATTCCATTCTTTTCATATGTCTTCACCAGGTCAGTCTGTACAACGTCACCAGCAAAGATAACCTTGGTATTCACACCAAGACGGGTGATAATAGAATCAAGTTCGTGGAAGTTGAGGTTCTGTGACTCATCAACCAGAACGATTGCGTTATCAATGGTAGTACCACGAATGAACGAGGTAGACCAGAATGAGATGCTTTCCTGACCTTTCAGGTTCTGATACAGCATCTCAAAGGATGCGTCATCAGGCATCTCGAACATGTACCTTACCATATTCTTATATGGGATCTGGTACAGGTTGCTCTTGTCCTCATGGTCTCCAGGGAGGAAACCAATCTCTCTAGTAGGAACCAGAGAGCGGACTACGTATAGTTTATCATACTGTGACTTGGGGTCAAGTACCTCTTTCAAAGCGAGATACATTGCCACAAATGTCTTACCAGTACCAGCAGCTCCATACAGGAAAAGGTTTTGATTCTTGTCATACGCATCCCAGACCTTTTCTTGTGCTGGTGTTAGCGCTTTAATGTTGAGCATGTGCTCAACGCCAATAGGTTTCCTTTTCATTTGTCTTTTTGTCAGTCCGACCATGGATGGTTGCTTTTTGGTTACTGGCATAGGCTAGGGTGCCTCAAAACGGGCATAGGGGTGGTGTTTTTTAACATTACGTAGACGGTCTTTGAAACCGTCTGGAAGCTTGTCCTGATAGTCTCCGACTCCAGATACAGACGCTGCTGCGCCTGCCTGCCAATCTCTGTCCCAGTCAGGATTGTCTTCCTTCCACTGACCATACTCTGTCATTGTCATGGAGAGTTCTTTAGTCTCCCCAGTCTTCAAATTCTTAACTGGATAAGTTGGCATCAGTCTTTCTCCTTTGCTTTCTTGTTAAAACCAAAAGGTCCGACCTTATCCTTCACTCGTTCCTTCATCACAGCACTACCGAGTGCTTCCATAACCTTGAGTACATCTTCTGCCTTGTGTGGACCTGTGCCCATACGCTCGGCAGCGAAGTTGTACTTCTGAAAAAACTCATCAGAGACGAGTTTGTAATCATCAACTGTAATCGGTTCAATCATGACCATTCAAGTGCCTCAGCACAAATAGGGAACTGTTCAACAAATATAGCACGGCACGCTTCCGCGATGTCCATGTGTTCTTTTTGGGTGCCATTGGCACTCCGTAAATTTATATAGTGGATCCAGGATCTACACGAGCCTGTCATGTAGATACGAGTAGGAACAGCAAGAGGAAGCACAAAACGGGCACACTCTTTAGCAATATTCTGACGAAGCAGCTCATTATAAAGATCCATGCCCTCTTCAAAGTGCCTGGCAATTTTCCGTTGTAATAGAGTCCTAGTCTCGGGACTGATATCATCGATTGAGTTTTGCCTGTTCTTGTCATCTTGCCTCCGCAGATCTGGAACAGGGATTTCGTTGGATAGTAGATTAGTGTCAGCATACCTTTGCGAAAATTCTTGATATGTGAAACTACGGTGACGCAAAATTTGAGCCGCCAGTCCTCTGGTGGTCTCAATCTCTAGTGTCATGAACGATTGTTCAAAAACGCTCCAATGATCGTGCTTAATACAATACTTAAGGAGACCAGCAACCTTAGGATTTTCCTGGTTGTTGGGGTTGCTAACTCTCGCCACATACCCCATAACTTTCTCGGCGTCAGGGGTAACACTAATAAGACGTACTGTCATTCGGTTTCTTCAGTTTGATTTTTGGTGTGTTGGTAGAGTGCCTCAAAGATCTCATCTGCTAGATCTTCAAGGTCTTCTGTCTCAGAGTCAAAGTTGAACATGTCATCCTTACGCTTGAGGAGCTCGTCAACTTGACTTGAGATATTCTTTTTTGTTGAAAAGTTTTGCGACGACTTTTCCATTGGTCCATTCAATGTTTTGGATTGATCCTTTCCCCAGTTTATCATAGTAACAGTTGAAAATGTCTACCTTGAGACCTGATACTATGTCATACTTTTGAACGCCATTGACCATATAAGACACCATGTAGGCATTTCTGGGGAGTCTGGTATCTCTTGCTTTGTCAGGTTGGCAATCTACGTGGAGGACAGAGATTTGGTACTTGTCCTCCTTAATCGGGATTTCGTCGTTAGAGTCCCACATCATCCACGATTACCCCACTC